ATGCCCGCAGCCTCACTGCAATCGTCCCCAGCCAACACCACTCTGACAACAGCCCAGGGCAGCACGATCTCTACAGCCTCTCTGCTCACGGTGCCCCTGTCCGCCCTCCCGACGCAAACGCTGAAAGTCTCGCTTTCCGGCACCCTGATCCAGATCACCCTGCGCCAGCGCAGCACCGGGCTATATGCGGATTTTGATGCCAACAGCACGCGCTTTCTGTCCGGCGTGCTGTGTCAGGACCGCACATGGCTGGTGCGGGCTGCGGCAATCGGACTGCCCGGAGACTTCCTGTTTGCTGACACACAAGGTCAGAAAAACCCCGACGCCACTGCCCTCGGTTCCCGCTTCCTCCTTCTCTACCGCCCCGGCTGGACGGTCTGAAAGCGCCACCGTCCCAAAATCTCTATTTCCTATATTCCGGAAACTCCCGCACCATGTCGCAACCAACGCTTCAAAACCGCGCCGTGGATGTCACATTCCGGCTACTCTCACAGGCGTTCGGTCCCAATGGGGAGGACACCGTCACTCTCTCCGGCCTGCGCGTCCATGCCGAGGTCACGCAGGCCCGTTTCCCCACAGCAGAAAGTGCGACAGTGCGGATTGAAGGCATGACCCCAGATGTCATGAACCGCCTGAGCATGGCCGCGCCGGACCCCACGCGCCAGAGTGCGAGTGAACTCATTCTCACAACGCAGGGCGGTGCAGGGGGCAGGGCACTGGTCTTTCAGGGGGGTGTCACGCTGGCCTATGTGTACTATACCACCGCTCCCAATGTCGCCTTTGTTGCGCAGGCTTTTTCAACAGTTCTTCCCAATGCAATGAAGGCCACACCTACCGGCTACCGGGGTGCCGTCTCCGCCGGGCAGGTGCTTGGCACCATTGCCAGCAAGGCCGGGCTGACCCTGCACACTCAGGGTGTGACCAGCATGCTGCATGATCCCTATTTCCACGGCAGCCCCGGCCAGCAACTCACCCAGTGTCTGGAAACCGTGCCCTTGTGCGCCGGGCTGGGGCGCGGCCAGCTCTCAGTCTGGCCTGCAACGTCTACTGCCTTACAGCCGACATCCCTTGGCACCACGCGCCAGACGCTTCCCTCCAGCACCACACAAGCCCTGTCCCTCTCCGCAGAAACCGGGCTGATCGGCTACCCCGCATGGTCCGCCGGCGGGCTGGCTTTGCGGATGGTGTTTAACCCGCTTGTCAGTTTCAACAGTCTGATCGCCCTGCACAGCCGCTACCAGCCCGCCGGATGGGGCCTGCAAAACGGCCCGGTGCCGGTCGGCCTGTGGCGCGTCACACAGGTGCGCCACACCCTGCAAACAGAAACGCCCCACGGCGCATGGTTTACGGATATCGTGGCGCAGGCCTATCGGGAACCCACTGCATGATCCAATCCAATCCAGCCGCGCAAAACGCCAGCCAGAGCGCACCGCACACCCCCGCCAGCGGCTACCCCATTTTCAATCGCGCCGATGCCGCCGCGTCAGACTTCAATGCTCTGAATAGCGTCATCACGCGCCTACTGTCAGGCCGCCGCACCATTGTGCCCGTGCAGGTCAAGGCCGTTTCCGGGGCCGGGCTCAACCCGGTTGGCACGGTGGATGTGCAGCCCATGGTGCATCAGCAGGACGCCTCTGGCCGCATCATGCCGCATGGCGTGCTGTACAACGTGCCCTACTTTCGGCTGCAGGGCGGGTGCCGCGCCGTCATTCTGGACCCAACGGAAGGCGACATCGGCCTCGCTCTTGTCGCGGACCGCGATATCTTCAACGTCAAAACCGCCCGCGCCAGTGCTGCCCCCGGCTCATTCAGGCAACAGAACATGGCGGACGCCCTCTATATCGGCGGTTTCCTCAACGGCACCCCGCAGGAATATCTCTGGTTCAGTGAAAACGGCATCACGCTGAAAACGTCTGGCACTGTCAGTATCGAAGCCCAGAACACCCACATCACCGGCCCCGTCTCCATAGACGGCAGCCTCACTGTCTCGCAGGATGCCACCGCCAACGGTATCTCCCTGACCCAGCATACCCACTCCGGCGTACAACCCGGTTCCGGGATCACCGGCACCCCGCAGGGGTAGCGGCATAGGGCGGTTCGGGGACTTACCAAGCGCAGCCATAAAAAAACGCGACCACAGGAAGACCCATGGTCGCGTTTCTCATCGTTTTGAATGCGTGCTCTCAGTGTGCAAACCTGACTGCGGTATTTGGCAAGGCCCTTAACAGAACCCTGCCAAACGGTCTGTTACCCTCACACTGCGTGCACAGACGCCTCACGCGGCCAGAAGCGCAGTTCGCGGCAAGTCTTCACAAACTCTTCCGCATCCTTGCCCGCTTTCAGTGCAATCACGCCATCGTCCACGGCGTCATCCACCACACCAGCCCGCTTCAGCAGCGGCAGGGCTGTCGGAGCGTAACCAATAAATTTGGCGTGGGCATAGGCATCCGTCACAAAATCCCGTGCATCGGAATCCTGCGCAAGCTGCCTGGCACCCTCTTCAGACGGCAGCAAGATCACCGCATCAAACAGAACGGACGGCCCACCTGGCACTCGCTGGGCCGCAGGCACATGCTTGCCGTCAGAGGTCGTAATCCCGCCAATCTGCGGCGCGACAATCTCCACCTCAGCCCCTTCGGCTTTGGCCGCTTTCTGCAGGGCTTCCAGCACAGCACCATCGGCACCATTGGTCGCCAGCACGCCAATCTTCCGGCCCGCAAAGCTCTTCGGCCCGTTTTTCAAAATGCTCAGAGCCGGTGACGGCGGCAGATCCACCACAGCGCGTGCAGGCGGTGCGGCTTCCGGCAGTTTTTCCAGCCCCAGACCTTTCGCCACAGCTTTGGCCAGACCCGTATCAATGTTCAGCAGGTGTGAGACGACGCGGCTGCGAATAACCGGCGTTTCCACCTTGCTGAGTTCAAAGGTGATGGCCATCTGGATATGCGTCTGCTCGACTTCCGTCTGGCTTTTGTAAAACTGACGTGCTTGACTGTAATGGTCTGCAAACTTCTCGGAACGCACCCGTTCCTTCAGGCCGCTGACCTCAGAGGGGAATGTTTTATACCCCGTCTCCGGGTTTTCACGCGGGCCACCCGCTTCACCACCCCAGGAATTCGGCTCGTAATTGGCACGCCCTTTCGGGTTGTGCATGGCCATGTGCCCGTCCTGCTGCAGGGTATGGAAGGGGCATTTGGGTGCATTAATGGGGATATGCGTAAAGTTCGGCCCACCCAGACGTTTAAGCTGCGTGTCCAGATAGGAGAAGTTACGGCCCTGCAGCAGCGGGTCATTGGTAAAATCAATGCCCGGCACAATGTTCTGGGTGCAGAAGGCGACCTGCTCTGTTTCCGCAAAGAAGTTGTCCACCATGCGGTCCAGCACCAGACGGCCCACCGGCTGCACCGGCAGCAGTTCTTCGGGGATCAGCTTGGTTGCGTCCAGAATGTCAAAGTCGAACTTGTCGGCAAATTCATCGTCAAACAGCTGAACACCCAGTTCCCATTCCGGGAAATCCCCGGCCTGAATGGCGTTCCACAAATCCCGACGATGAAAATCCGGGTCTGCCCCGCTGATTTTCAGCGCCTCGTTCCACACCACGGACTGCAGACCCATTTTCGGCTTCCAGTGGAATTTGGCGTAGGTGGACTGGCCCGCTTTATTTACAAAGCGGAAGGTATGTACACCAAACCCTTCCATAAAGCGGAAGGAGCGGGGGATGCCACGGTCGGACATCACCCACATAATCATGTTCATGCTTTCCGGGGTGAGGGAAATAAAATCCCAGAAGTTGTCATGCGCGGACTGAGCCTGCGGAAAAGCCCGGTCCGGCTCTTCCTTCACCGCATGCACCATGTCCGGAAACTTGATGGCATCCTGAATGAAGAACACGGGGATATTGTTGCCCACAATGTCCCAGTTGCCTTCCTTGGTGTAAAGCTTGACGGCAAAGCCACGCGCATCACGCGCAAGGTCGGTCGAGCCCTTGCTGCCCGCCACGGTAGAGAACCGCACAAACGCCGGAACCCGCTCCCCCTCGCGCTGCAACACGTCCGCGCTGGTGATGTTGGAGAGGGAATGCGTCAGTTCAAAAAAACCATGGGCCCCATAGCCACGGGCATGCACCACGCGCTCGGGGATGCGTTCATGGTCAAAATGAAAAATCTTTTCGCGGAAATGAAAATCTTCCATCAGGCTCGGGCCGCGCGCGCCTGCTTTTAATGTGTTCTGGTCGTCAGAAACCGGAACGCCCTGCTGCGTCGTCAGCGTAGGAACATCGCCGCCTGCGGTCTGGTGGGTTTCCCCGCCGGCACCGCGCTGCACGGTTTCTTCCCCCAGTTTTACTGTGGTGTGGTCTGTATAGGTTGATTTGGCGCTCATGATGATGTGCCTTTGTCTGCTGAAATAAAAAACGATGGCGCGATTAAGAAAGTCTTAAGAGAAATATTCAGTCTGATCCTGCCTGCACATCCTTTCAGACATGCACGATTCAGGCCCGTTCAGACCCTCACCAAAACCGATCCATCGCGTATCTGTCACAACAACGCAGCATAAGCAGCAAAGTTGCCTCAGCGCTCCGCCTTTCCGGTGGATAAAACCTATTCACTTTTGTGGGAAACGGGGCCGATTGCGCCCCCGCGTGGTCACTCCTAGCGTCCGCGCACACTGAGCCAGCCTCACACAATCAAACACGCAAAGAGCCTTCCAGATGCAAACCCTGCTTCTCGACCGATCAACCTGGGATCTGGTGGTCGATGCCAGCGGCAGCATTGCCGTGGCCTCCGCGCCCTATGCCGTTGCCCAGAACGTCGCCTGTGCGGTGCGCGTGTTTCTGGGGGAGTGCTGGTACAACACAGCCCTCGGCCTGCCGTATCTCACCAACATTCTGGGCCGCACCCAGTCCGCCGCCCTGTTCCGTGCCGATGTGGAGCAAACCGCCCTGAGTGTGGAGGGCGTAGCACAGGCCGTGTGCGTGCTCACCGGCCTCAGCCGGGCCCGCCGCCTGTCCGGCATCATCCAGTTAACACTTACTGATGGGAGCCAGACTGTTGTCAGCCTCTAATTCTGCCGCAGGCACCACATCCGTTCCGGCCCCCGTTCTGGACGCCACCGGCTTTATCATGCCGGAAGAAGCCGACATGCTCACCGGCGTTCTTGCCGATATCAACGCGGCTTTTGGCAATACGCTCAATACGGACCTCTCCACTCCGCAAGGGCAACTGGCGATGTCCCTCACCGCCATTCTGGGGGATGCGTATGACCAGTTTCTCGCTCTCGCCAACGGCGTAGACCCCGCTCGGGCCGAAGGCCGCATGCAGGACGCGATCGGGCGCATCTATTTCATGTCCCGCCTGCCTGCCACGCCCACAACCGTCACCTGTATCTGCACCGGGGCGGCGGGCACGGTCATCCCGCAAGGCGCGCTCATCAAGGATCAGTCCGGCAACAGCTACACGGCAGATAACGCCCTTACGCTGGACGCTACCGGCACCGCACAGGGCACCTTTACCTGCACCAGCGCGGGGGAGGTGGTCTGTCCGGCAGGGAGCGTCACAATCAGCCAGTCCGTCGCGGGGTGGAGTGCCGTCAGCAATCCTACCGCCGCGGTGACAGGTCGTGCGGTGGAAAGCCGCACAGCGTTCGAAGCCCGGCGCAAAACCTCAGTTGCAGTTAACGCCATCGGCCCGCTAGATGCTATTTCCGCTGCGGTGCAGGCCGTCTCGGGGGTGACGGATGCGTATGTTACGGACAACAGCACAGCCCAGAATGTTACCGTCAACGGCGTGAGCCTTGCGCAGCACAGCCTGTATGTTTGCGTCAATGGCGGCTCGGATGCGGAGATTGCTCTGGCCATTCTGCGCAAGAAGCCACCGGGCTGCGCCTATAACGGTAACACCACTGTCACAGTAGCGGACCCATCCAGTTCCTATACAACCCCGCCGAGCTATACAGTCAGTTTTCAAAGACCAACGCCCACGCCGGTTTATGTCATGGTGCGTCTCGCATCGTCTGCCGCCGTGCCGTCCACAGTCACCACGGATATTCAGGCCGCCGTGCAATCCGCTTTTCTGGGGGATGACGGTGGCACCCGCGCCCGTATTGGCAGCACTGTGTATGCCAGCCGGTTTTATGCTGCGGTGGCGAGCCTCGGCTCGTGGGCGCAGATTACGGAAATTACTGTTGGCACAAGCGCAAATCCCACCGGATTTACCGTGCAGATGCAGGCAGACCAGATCCCGACACTGGATGCCTCCACCATCAGCGTGGAACTGGTGTAATGCAGGATGTGCAGAAAACCGTCCTCTCACAATATGCCTGCGCCCCCAGCCTGAACGCCCTCATCAATGGCTGGAATCAGGCGTTTGACCCGGCGACGCTTATTGACCAGTGGTATGACCAGATCTGGAACATCGCCACCGCACAGGGCTACGGGCTGGATGTGTGGGGACGGATTGTGGGCGTGCAGCGCGTCCTCACCATTTCCTCTGAAAATTTCCTTGGCTTTGCAGAGGCGACGGACCTTACCGAGCAAGGCTTCAACACGGCCCCCTGGTATAAAGGCACGGCCACCAGCAGCAATGTTAGCCTGTCGGATGAAGGCTTTCGTCAGCTCATTTACGCCAAGGCCATGGCCAACATCACGGATGGGTCCGTCCTGAGCCTGAACATCCTTCTCATGGCGTTGTTTGCCGGGCAGGGCGATGCCTGGGTGGAAGACCATGGTGATATGAGCATGACCTACGTTTTCAATTTCATCCCGACAGATGCGCAGGTTTCCATCATTCAAAGCAGCGGCGTCCTGCCGCGCCCGGCCGGAGTGGCCGTCTCTTACGCTATCAGGGGGCATGCATGAAGCAGTCTGATTTCCCCACACGCCTTGCAACACCTATTGCAGACAACGCTGCGGCCAGTGATGTCGCAACCATTCCCACAACGCAGGCACGCTCAGGGGATGGCACGGCCTCGCTCGCGCTGGGTTTTCCGCCGGAAACCTTTATTGCCCGCTCCGCTGGCGGCGTGCCCCCGCGCGGGCAGGATATGAACGGGCTGCTTAACCTGATTTCCAAAATCCTGCGTGCGTATCAGGCCGGATGCTGGGGCATGTTTGACGCGGGCTTTGCACAGGCCATTGGCGGTTATCCGGCAGGTGCGGTTGTGTCGGGCACAACACCCGGCACGTTCTGGGTTTCCACAGCAGATGATAATGTCAGCACGCCGGGCGCAGAGGGTGCCGCATGGCAAAACCTGTTTACGGGCTATTTGCCGTTATCCGGCGGCACGGTCTCCTGGCTGAATGTTAATGGCCCGCTGGTGCAGGAGGGGTTTGACGGCATTACCGCGCAGGCGGCGCCCTACAACCCGCAGAATGGCCAGTATATCAACTACCCCTGCTTTAGTTCCAAAGCGGACGGGCGAGGCAGCCAGTTTTTTGTTGGTTTGCAGGAAGAGGTCGGCACAACCTTCCGTGCTCTTCTGTCTCTGCAATTTCCAGATGGATCCTGGCGTTATGTCCAGTGGGGCCAGAACCGGCGGATAAATGACAGCCAGTACGGAGACATCGCCTACACGTCTGACCTGAGTTCATACGTTTCCGCCGGTCTTTATAACAGTGATTTCGGCACAGCAGACGGCCGGGTGATCAATCTGGCCTATGGCCACCGCATACAGGCGTTTCAGGCAACTGTCGGGAATGGCACCACGGCAGGAACGTGGATCACATTTCCGGTTGCATTTTCAGGAACGCCCGTTTTCTATCAGGCCAATTCCTGCGGCAATGGGGATGATGTGACGGACACAGATTACTGGTGTTACGGCGCAACTGCGACCGGCCTGTTTGTCCGGCCCCGCAACCATCAGGGGGCTGCCAATATCATCGTGATAGGGCCAAAATAATGACAGATATCAAAACAGCTTATCCAGACCGTTATTATGCAGCCTATGACACAACAGCCCCCCAGCCCACTCCGGTTACGGGCTGGTATGACACCGGGACGATGAGCAGCCTTGCCGCTGTGCCGCCTGCGACCAGTCTGGTCCCCGTAAGTCCGGAGGACTGGGCCAACACCACCACCTTTCGCCTGCCCAGCGGGCGGGGGGTGCTGAATGGGAAAATCATTGATTATACAGCCCCCGTTCAGCCCGAACCGCTGGCCACGCAGGCCCAGACCGCGCTTGCGGCTGCCCGCCAGATCGTGTGGGGGAATTATGGCGCACTGAATGAGCCAACCCCGGAGGCATGGGTCACTTACCTCAAAGCCCTGCGCGCCATTGCAGAGGGAGAGGACGCCACCAGCACAACTCTGCCGGAGGCCCCGGCATGACGGCCCCTCTGCCATCCCCCAACTGGCGCCCAGCCCCGGCGCGCACTCTTCCGCTCACCATTCCGCCGGGTTTGCGCCTGCGCGGGCTGGTGGCGGAGGAAGTCTGTCTGGCATGGGCGCCCAAAGCCAGTGGGGACAATCTGGATTTTACGCTTAATCCAAAAAACTGGCTGCACGGAACAGGAGATTATCTGTCTTCCGTGACCGCCCGCGTGCTGACTGCCAAGGGTGCTGCAACAGACCTCACCGTTTTGTGGGCCACCGTGCTGCACGGCATGGCCTGTATTTTTCTGGGTGGCGGGCCGCCGGGCACGGTGCAGCAGGTTCAGGTCTCCGTCACCACGCAGCAGGGGCGCAGCCTTGTGCAGCCGGTGGCCGTCGCCATTCTGGCAGACACACCGGCAGCCCCGCCTCAGCCTGCCCCGTGTCTGGCAGATGGCACCCCGGTTCCGCCTAACGCCATGGCGCTGCCGGGGGGCGCAATCCTCACCGGCCCGTCCGGAACCCCTTATCTTATCGCGTAACGGGAGAGCCCATGTCCGGGTCAAGCAGTTTCACGGCATCCACACCCAGTGGCATGCCGCTTTCGGCGTTGCCGGTGCAGCCTCAGCCCGCACCGGCCGATCTTGTTTTTGGTATTTTCAACGGGCAGGGCCAGTTTGTGCCCCAGTCCGCCATCTGGACCGGTGCCGTCTCTAAAACGGGCGATACGCTCACGGGTTTACTGAGCTGTGGCCTGGCACCCACGGATGCCGCGCATCTGGTCAATAAGGCCTATGTCGATGCCCAGAGCGGGCAGGTGAGCGGCACGGTCGCCACCCTTGTCACACAGGCGCAGGATGCCGCAACACAGGCCCAAACAGCGGTCGCCCACGCATCGGATGCGGCGGTAACCGTCCTGGCGGAGCAGAAGGGCATCCCCAACGGTCTGGCCACACTCTCGCCCAATGGCAATCTGGTGCTTGGCGGGCTGGACTGTCTGGGCGTGCAGGATGGGCATGTGCTGATGGCCATGGACCTCCCCACCACAGACCCCGGCCTGCGCGGTGTGTGGTGGAACAACGGCGGTTATCTCTGTATCTCTCAAGGCACGTCTTCATGAGTCCTTTTTTCAAAACCCGTTTTCTTCTCAGCCTGTGTTCCGGGGTGGCGGTGCTGTCTGGAGCAGAGGGTACGGCGTCCGCCCGGCCTAACCATCTGCTGCCGCAATATCAGGCAGCGTGGCAGGCCACGCAGTCTGCACCCGCCAGTCAGCTTTCCACACTGTCTGCAACTGCTGCGGAGACCGCTACCCCGTCCACATCATCCGGTTCCGGCGCGTCAGCAGTTGCGCAAACGCCCACATTTCTGCGCAGCGCGCTTATGGCCAAATCTCTGGCAAGCAGTGTGGCTCCTTACGTGCCCACGCGGCCACCGGGCGGGCTGGATGCCGCAACGGGGGTGCCTGCTTTGTGGCAGAACGCCACCATCGGGCAGATTGGGGCCATGGCGGATGGCAGTGTGCAGCAGTCCGACAAAGGCGCGCCAAACGGTGTGGCAGGGCTGGATGCCAATGGCGCAATGACAGCCCCCGTCTCGGGAGATTTGTCGACTGCTACGGCAAAAATTGGCGCAAACGGAGCCGTCGGTCGGCCGCTGGCTGAACGGTTTGCGGACCAGCTGAATGCAAAGGATTTCGGTCTGGCGCTGGACGGCAAAACGGATGATACCGCCGCCCTGCAGGCCGCCAAAAATGCCGCAGCCTCCGGGGCTGTCATTCAGCTCCCGGCAGGTAAACTCGCATTGAAGGCCCTGCCCACCGGCAGCACGCCAAATCTGTGGCAGGCCAACGGCACGTTGCAGGCTGATGGCGGGCCGCTGACCACTCTGGGCACGGATGTGCTGGAAAGCACGCTGGAAGGCGGCAAATATTTTGCCCGTGGCCAGACCGCAGCGGACATGGCCCCCGTGCTGCGCAAGGATCTGGATGTCACCCATTCCGGCGGGAAAGCCGGATTTGTGATGAATCTGGAAAAAGGCAACTGCACTATTCCATCGGTTGGGGCGGCGCCGAATGATTACGTCTGGTGCCATTCCACAGTGCTGAATAGCGCGGCCTTTGGCGGCGGCCAGCACGTCGCACAGGCCAGTCTGGCGCAGCGGCCTGCCAATGCGCTGGCAGACGGCAAAGGCTCGCGCTCCCAGATCTGGGCCGGATATGACGAAACCCGTGATGACACCGGCCAGCCTTCCAATATTGCAGGCAGTCTGGTGGGGCGGGAAATTGACGTTTACGCCAATGCGGATGACCCTAATAACTGGCGCATCGGCCTCCAGCTCCAGATTGCCGGGGCGGATAGCACCGGCACACCAGGCCGGGTGGGCAAGGGGATTGCGCTGGGGAATAATGACGCCACCAGCGCCTATGGCATCATGATTGACGCCGCAGGCCGGTTTGACACGGCGGGCATTGACCTCTCCCGCAGCACGCCGGTCAATAATGCTCCGGTTCTGAATATCGGTGCAAACCGCAATCTTGCGTTTAGTGATGACCACAAGCCGCATTTTCAGTTTGATTCCGCCGCCTATACCCTCCGCTACTGGTATGACATCACACCACTTTTCTCCGTTGGCATGAATGGGGATGTCACCACGGCCATTGCCAATCCTGCAAGCGGCATGGCGTGGACACTGGGCGGACAGGCACTGGTTGGCGTGAATCTGACGGGCCTGAGTACCCCGGAGGCCATGCGGTTTGGCACCGGGCAAGCACTCTCCTGGGAACCAACGGCAGTTGTGCAAACCCGTTTTGCAGACGGTAAACTGACAGATCAGGTCGCCGCAGGTGTAGCCCGCACGCTGGATACGCAGGGGAATGAAAGCATTCCCGGCGCTGCCCATAACAGCCAGACCGTGGTCAGCCTCAGCCAGCCCACCGCCTCCGCGTTTGTCGCGCAGGGCACCGCCGCAATCGGGCTGGACACAACCGGCCTGACCGCGCCCGATGCGCTGCGCATGGCGGAGGGGCAGCATGTCTCGTGGGAACAGACGGCCACCGTGCAAACCCGTTTTGCCAGCGGGCTGTTACAGGACACATGGGGTGGCACGGCCCTGCGCTCACTGGACCAGAGCGGGAATGAAACGCTCACCGGCAGCAGCCTGAACAGCGGCATGACCACCACCATGAATAATGGCTCGGCCAGTGCTATTACGCTGAACGGCAAAGCAGGCATCGGCGTCAATCTGTCCGGCCTGACAACGCCGCAGGCGGTCCGATTTGGCAGCGGGCAGACTGTGGCGTGGGAGCCAACCGGCGTCATCACCACCGGCTACACCAGCACTGGCCTGCGGGATGCCAACGGCAGCACTACCCTGCGCCAGCTGGATACGGCAGGGAATGAAACTCTGAGTGGTGCGCTGACCCCTGCTGGTGGTGTCCGTCTGCCCACATTCTCCCGCGCGGCCATCAAAGGCATGAGCAACCTGCCCATCGGCACCACGCTCTATGATGCGGATGATGACACCCCAGCCATCTACACCTCCGCAGGCTGGAAACTGGCGGTGCTGAACGCAATACCGTGA